TTGCATTCGTGAGGTGCAGAAGGATCTAGCGCAGTCGTCCAAGCTACTGATTGAGACAAAGCTCTCGGCGCTTGGGTTGAACGAGGCTGACGGCTTTAAGGTGTTCCGCGACGTGATTCAGACGCCTGGCGACGGTCTGATGATCTTCAAGGGCATGAACGACTACACCGCCGACTCGATCAAGTCGCTGGAAGGCTTCAAGCGGTCGTGGTGGGAGGAAGCGCAGGCCGCGACTTTGCACTCGCTGTCGCTGCTACGCCCCACGTTGCGGGCTCCCGGCTCTGAGTTGTGGTTTTCGTGGAACCCGAGGCGCAAGACTGACCCGGTGGACGTGATGTTGCGTGGCCCCGAGCGGCCGACGGGCGCGGTAGTCGTTAAGGCTAACTGGCGCGACAACCCGTGGTTTACCGCAGAACTGGAGCAGGAGCGCCAAGACTGTGTGCGGATGAGCCCGGAGCAGTACGACCACATATGGGAAGGCGGTTACGTCTCCGTGGTCGAGGGTGCCTACTACGCCAAGTCGCTGATCGAAGCGCGCCAGCAGGGGCGGCTTGGCAGGGTGGCCGCCGACCCGCTGATGACGCTGCGGGCGTTCGTGGACATCGGCGGCACGGGTGCCAAGGCCGACGCGTTCGCCATGTGGATCGCGCAGTTCGTCGGCCGCGAGATTCGGGTGCTGGACTACTACGAAGCGGTGGGCCAGCCGCTAGCCGCGCATCTGGAGTGGATGCGTAGCAAGGGCTACAGCGAGAAGCGGTGTCAGTTTTGGCTACCGCACGACGGCGACACGCACGACCGCGTACATAACGTGTCGTATGCCTCTGCGCTGCGTGAAGCGCAGTACACGGTGAACGTGGTGCCGAACCAGGGCAAGGGCGCGGCCAAGCAGCGTATCGAGGCGGGCCGGCGGCTGTTTCCGATGTGCTGGTTCAACGAGGCCACGACGCAGCCCGGTATCGACGCGTTGGGCTGGTATCACGAGAAGAAGGACGAGGCGCGCAATGTCGGCCTCGGCCCCGAACACGATTGGGCGTCGCACGGCAGCGATGCCTTCGGGCTGATGTGCGTGACGTACACAGAGCCGAAGGCCAAGCGCGCGCTGCCCCTACCGCAGACAGGTATCCGATGAGCGAACTGAAACCGCCTCCGTGGACGTGCGGCAAGCCCGCGACGCTCAAGCAAGAGATTCCGCCGCTGACTAAACAGCGCGAGCAGGAATTGCTTCGGTGGTTCTTTGGGCGCTTTGAACCGAGACAGCGATGAGCATGCAGGTGTTGAACCAACTGACGGAACTGCGGGCGCGGCTCGATGAGCAGCGGCAGCACAACGTCGAACTGCAAGAGCGTGTCGCCGACCTGTTGACCCGCGTTGCGCTGCTTGAGGCGCAGAGTCGCACTCGCAAGGAACTCAAGGTCGCGTAATGGCCCAGGACTATACCAAGCTGCTCAACGCCATTGACGCGGCGGAAGCCTCGTCCTATGGCAGCGACAGCGAGGGCGAACTGTCGGCGCAGCGGGCCGGCGCTATCGAGCGCTACCTTGGGCAGAACAGTTATCCCGCGCCCGAGGGTACGTCGCAGGTCGTGTCGCGCGACGTGTTCGACACGATCAACTGGATCATGCCGTCGCTCACGCGGATCTTCACCACGAGTGAGGACATCTGCGTCTTTGAGCCGTCCGAGCCGGGCGACGAGCAAGCGGCGGACCAAGAGTCGGCTTACACGTCGTACACGATCCAGCGGCTGAATCCGTGGTTCCAGGTGTGCCATGACTGGTTCATGGACGCGCTGCTGACCAAGAACGCCTATTGCATGGTCTATTGGGACACCACGCAGCAGGTCGAAAAAGAGAAGTACGAGCGCCAGTCCCCCGAGAGCATTGCAAAGCTCATGGAGGACAAGACGCTTGAGCTTGTCGAGGCGGACGAGTATCCCGACCCCGACTACGTCGAGCCGCCGCCGCAGCAGGGCGTGGACCCGATGACGGGTCAGCCTGTGATGATGCCGCCGCCCCCGCCGCCGATGGTTTACGACGTAGTGGTTAAGAAGGTGCGGCAGGAGGGCTATCCCAAGCTCTGCGTGCTGCCGCCCGAGCGCGTCAAGGTGGGCCACCGCACGGCGTCGTTCCAGCTGCGCGACTGCGACTATTTTGAGTATTGGGAGATGCGTACCATCAGCACCTTGCGTGCGATGGGCCTCGACATTCCCGACGACATCGCGGACGACGGCGGCGAGACGGACACCGAAGAGGACGAAGCGCGGGACCAGTTCGGCGAAGACGTAGCCGACAGCGAGGACATCTCGCAAGTCGATCCCTCGATGCGGCGCGTGAAGGCGCGCATGGTCTGGATTCGGCACGACACCGACGAAGACGGCATTGCCGAGCTTCAATACTGCATCATCGTCGGCCGCAATGTGCTGTACCGCGAGGAATGCGGGCGCATCCCGGTGTCGAGCATCGTCCCTGCGCCGCTGCCGCACCGGCACGTCGGTCTGAGCGTGGACGACATGATTTCCGACATCCAGGAAATCAAAACGATGATGCTGCGGCAGGGGATTAACAACCTCTACCTCGCGAACAACCCGCGCACCTTCGTTAGCGACAAGGTAAACCTCGACGACCTGCTGGTGTCGCGTCCTGGCGGCGTGGTGCGAGTCGAGGACGGTGGCATCCCGTCGCAGGAAGCGGTGACGATCCCGATTCCGAATGTTTTCCCGCAGGCGATGCAGGGGTTGGACTACCTCGACAGCGTGCGTCAGAACCGCGCCGGGGTGAATTCGTACTTCACCGGACTCGATCAGAACTCGCTCAATCGCACGGCCTCGGGCGTGGCGCAACTCACGTCGTCGGCGGCGCAGCGCGTCGAGCAGATTGCGCGCGTGTTCGCTGCGGGCGTTGAAGAATTGTTCAGTCTCGTCCACGAGCAAATTCTCAAGCACGGCCACAAGCAGCAGGTCGTGAGATTGCGCGGGCAGTGGGCGGTCGTAGACCCGCGCACGTGGAAAACCCGAAAGGATCTTCGGATTAACGTCGGCATGGGCACGGGAAACCGTGAGCAGCTGATGGCGCATCTGCAAATGATTTTCGCCATGCAGATGCAAACGCTGCCGCTCAATACCACGACGCCGCGTCACGTTGCGAACACTTTGGCCGAGATTGAGAAGGCTGCAGGCTTCTCGTCCAATGGCAAATTCTTTGTGCCAAGCGATCAGGTGCAAGCCCCGCCGCCGCCGCCGCCGGACCCGAAGCTTATCGAGCTTGAGCAAAAGCCGCAGATCGAGGCCGCCAAGATGCAAGCGGACCAACGTATCGAGGCGATGCGCCTAGAGACGCAAAAAGCGATTGAGGCCGCGCGCTTGGACATGCAGAAATACATGGCCGACCTAGACGCGCAGGTGAAGCTCTACGTGCAGCAGGCGGGCGTTGCGGCACAAGAACAATCTCAAGCTCGGCAACTGGAGTACGACAGCGCCAAGACGGCCGCCGAGCAGGCCAAGACGGCAGACGGCGACGCGAAGGTCGACGGACTTGCGCAGGCGACGTCGCAGATTATGCAAAACCTGCAAATCATGGCGCAGCGCGTCGAGGAACGGCTTGAGAGCGTGTCGCAGACGCTAAACGCACCCAAGCGCGTAATTCGCGAAGGCGGGCGTGTGGTGGGCGTCGAAATTAACGGTGTCGTGCGTCCGGTCGAGCGCGATCAGAACGGTCAAGTGATTGGCCTTCAGTAAAGAGGCAACATGAGCAAAGGCAATACGTTCGAGAACGATCTTCTGCTGCTGATTTTCAACAACACCAACGCAGCGAACATCGGTGACGCGACCGGGCTGCGCGGATCAAGTACGGTTGGCTCGCTGTTTCTGTCGCTTCATACCGCTGATCCCGGCGAAGCGGGCGATCAGACGACCAGCGAGATTGCGTATACGTCTTATGCGCGTGCAACGGTCGCGCGAACGTCGGGCGGATTCACGGTGTCAGGCAACAGCGTTACGTTGACCGCCAACGTGGATTTTCCTGCCGGCACGGGCGGCTCTGGTACCGCAACGCACTTTGCGGTCGGCACGGCGTCAAGCGGTACCGGAAAGATTCTGTACAAAGGCGCAATCTCGCCGACCATCGTGTGCGGTAACGGCATCACGCCGCGCCTGACGACTGGCACGACGATCACCGAAGATTGATTGACCCGAACGGCTGACGTAATGAAAATCACGCGCAAGGCGTTCTGGCGCGTCATGCGCGGCACTGTGCAGGTGTCGCAGCATGCCGCGCCCGAGGAAGCGTGGGAGTCCGCCTCGCGGAACATTCCGTGCTCCGTCGTCGGCCCGACCTGGGACGTGACCGCAGCGTCTGCGCCCGCGCCGGCACCTGCTCCCGCCCCTGCCCCCGCTCCTGCTCCCGCGCCTGCTCCCGCTCCTGCGCCGCCCCCTGCGCCGGCCGGCGGTGCCGTTGCAATGCTGCTTGGCAGCGTGCTGCCTGTGGCCGGCACGGCAGCGGACAACGCGGCGCTTGCGCTCTCGGTTCTGCATCGCGGCCGAGAGGCAAGCAACGGCTCCGACCCGAAAGAGCCGTGGCTGTTCGACCTCGCCACGACCGTCTACCGCATTTACCGGCGCTCGGGCCGCGTTGAGGATCGCGCGGAAGCGATGCGGCTGATTGCTGCCTACTACGCGCTGATGCCGACTACGGGCGCGCAGGCGGGGATCTTCTCGCTGGCGAACCAAGACGACACGAAGTATTCGTATGCGACGCCCGCGCTGATCTTCGAGGCCGAGGGCGGGGACCAGCGATTCCGCCCGCATGTGCAGGCGATCGCGGCCGCGCACGCGCGCATCGAGCCGGTCGCCTACTCGCCGTCGCAAGGCTTTTGGACCGAGCGGCGAATCGCGTATGCCATCGGCGAGACGCTCGCGTGGCACCTGATGTCGGGCGACACGCAGTCGCTCGTCCGCGCGCGGACGTGGGGCGACCAGGTGCTCGCGATGTCGGTGGCCGACGGCGTGCCGTGGCATACCGTGCGGCAGCATCAGGAGGGCGACGACGCTGACCTCATCACGTCGCCGTGGATGGGCGCGATCCTTGCGGACAAGATGCACGCGCTGCACCGCGTCACCCGCGACAATCGTTACCTCGACTGGATCGCTCGGTACGCGCTCTACATTGCGCGGTACGGCGTGCGGGACGGCGCGGTCCTGCCGGGCGGCGGATGGTCCGGTTACATGCTGCCGGCGTACCTCGTTGGCGACCGCGCGCTTCCGACGACCGGCGGTTGGGCGAGCGGTGTGTATGGCCGTG